ATAGAAAATAGCAAACATCGGGAATCACCAGATGTTTACCAACGGCACAGTATACATACAAGAAACAGACAAGGTGTAGACCTCGATTATTGGGTCTTTCAACACACTTGCTGGTGCTTATTCAAGTAGGGAGGCCAACTGGCCTCTCTACTCAAATGAGTATGGTACACCCGGACAACTACTTAAAGTCAGCCAAGGCCAGTTGGTTTTTCTAATAAACCTGAGATTAACTAAGTTCCATCACAATTAATGAAACAGAGGTAGCTAATCTCTGTAATAGTGCGCTTCCTCAAGCGCCACCTCACGCGTGGTGAGATGCTATTATTCCTGCTTTTATGGTGAGCAGCCCGGAAAGAGTAGACCGGGTCGAACTACTATGTAGTCTTCGACAAAACCCCCTTTTCTTATCACAAGAAGGGTAACTTGCCCAGGTATATTATGTTAGCGATTCCTGGATCTCGCCTAAAAGAAAGAAGACCTCTTTAACGTCGAGGAGACGGAGGTTGATTCGGGGACAGCCCCTCGCGCAACCAACACGCGACTAATCCGTTATTGGTCCAGCTTCTATTCTAGCAGTACTAAGTGGATTAAACAGATAGATAGGTGGTGGTCCTATATAAGTACTGAGTCTACCGTCATCAGCCGCCTGCAGCGCATATGTTACTCTACACGCGCGCGAAGCATCAAGGTTCCTGACGATGGACACAGGAGTAGGAAAACCATTATCTCTCTGTCCATATCCATTCTGACTATTATTAGGTGAATAATTCGCTATCGATGGATCGTACATCCTCCTGATTGACAAACGAGGATAAAAGGAATAAGGCGGAGCCTCACAATGAAGTGAGTCAAAATTCGTCTTTATCCTGTGGTTCGTCAACGAGGAGTTATTCGCATTGTAAAGAGTATTTACAGGTGAAAAGGTGGACTGGCTGTCATTGTTTGACCAATACATGCTCATGCCTACTCTATCCATGGTGTCAGTATACAAATGGTATGCTGTCGATCCATGGTAGTAAGCAAAGCATGCAGAGGCCAGACCAGGACGTGATGCCGTGGCCCACCGAGTGATGTTCAATGCCATTGGAACCGCATTCGGAAAAGTTGGAATGTAGGGAAATGGTGGGTGAGCAGTCTCAAATTGACCGCCCGAAGCTATGTCAACTGTAATTGCTGTTGGGCACATTATAATCTGCTTTACAGATTGAACGGATTCTCCAACAGTATACTGTTTGACATCACTATTTGCGACACCCAAGGTACCTCCGGACTGCGTCAACACAGTCAAACCAGTGTTTCCAGTACAAGGCACCTGTGTGGGCGCACAAGGGACGGCAAATTCGAAATCATCACCCGCACATACCTCTAGCAATATTGGTATGGTGGTAGCACACTCACCGTTCGCGATCAAAGGGTCGAGAACTGTGAGAGTTATACCACCGGTATACGCGTTTATACCAGTCCACAAATACGGGGACAAGTAGGGCACTTCAAACTCGAAACTCGAACTGTCGCGCAAATCAAAGACTTTGGTGTAAGAAAATGGTTGGGGAATCCCACCACCACCAATCTCGATTGCTGCAACATTGTCCAGGTTACGTGTCGTCCTGCCCACTTGCCTAGCATTTGGGACAAACCCAGCTATAACACGACCAGCATGAAACTTAGACTTACCAAAGGTAAACCTAAATTTCAATGAGCCTCTCCACTGACGAAAGAAATTAGCCCAGTACATTAATGTGCTGGGAATAATTGAATTCGCAGTAGCGGAACTAAATGGTGGTGCTATATTGGAAAACGGTCGCGTAGTACCAGTTCGATACCAATAATGCATGAGGCACGTGTTCGATGAATAGAGAACGGTACCCATAGCATCCGTTGTTGCAATGGTGAACAAATTTATTTGAGACCACTTACTGAGAACATACTTGAGAGACATTTCATCTATATCCATGCCGCCCATAGTCGAATCAATAGTGAGCTGATTATCGGCGGTGACAGCTAAAGAGAAAGCCTGACTAGGCATATCAACATTGGTTTCACCGACGTAATCAGAC